AAGGGGGCCTTTATAGTCCGGGTCGACGGAAAGTCCCTATACGGACGCAAATCCAAGTCGTGTGCAGTTCCTACAAAAATTAGGAGAAAGAGGTGCAAGAATTAAATGTTTCATACACAGTAGGAAATGGCCGGAGGTATCTTTCCGGGTGCACCGTTCCACTTCAACATAAAGTGCGTGATTTTCACGCTGTTCCTGGCGGGCGGGTACTGGTTCGCCCCTGCCAAGAACATTTGGATCCTTGGGTTCCTTCTGTGGTTTCCTTACTTGGCACTCGCCTGGTACGACTGGTCCTATTCGTGTCAGGACAAACTCGAGCCGACCATCGTGCCTTTCGGTCGATACATGTGGCTCCCGTTCAAACCGCCTGGCTATCAGGCCGACTATCTAAAATTGTCCGAATCTCAGATCCGAACGATGAGTCGGGTCGACCACTTGGTCGGCTGGACGATCCTTGCGGGCCTGGTCATCTTCGTCTTGCTTAGAGAAAAAGAGCGCTAAGAAACTAAAATGAAATTCCAGGCCGTCGCCTGGGAAAGTCACGACCTAGAGGAGGAGAAGCGTTTCGTCGTGAGGGCCTACGGACGCTCAGCCGATGGGCAGTCCGTGGCCGCAAGCACATTCTTCGAACCGTACTTTTTCATCAAGTTGGGTTCGAGGACCGTACCGGACGTTCGAGGGGCCAAGGTCCAGTACGTCTCGGCCAAGGACCTCTGGGGGTTCCAGAACGGGGTACAGTCCCGGTTCGCCAAATTGACGTTCAGGACGCACAGAGAATTCAGGAGCGCCTCTTACGTACTCGAACGAGACAACTGGCCCGTCTACGAGGCGAACCTCGACCCGATCCTGCGTTTCATGCACGTGAGCGGGTGCACAAGTACGGGCTGGATAGACGTTCAGGACGCCGAGGAAGACCCGGACACGACCTGTGACGTCAATCTCCGGGGCGTACTCGTTCCCGTGGATCACGAAGGTCTCGCGCCCCTGAAGATCATGTCTTTCGATATAGAGTGTCACTCGAGCACTGGAGCTTTTCCGGACCCCAAAAACCCTGAGGATGCTGTTTTTCAGATTGGAATGACCATCAAGGAGTTTGGGCGGGGCCAAGCGCCGGAACGGAAGTGTCTGTGCCTCAAAAAGACCTCGGGACCGGACGTCGAATCTTTCGAGACGGAAAGGGACCTCCTTCGGGCCTTTGGTGCGTTTCTTCGAAAGACCGACCCGGACATCATCACGGGCTGGAACATATTCGGGTTCGACCTCGAGTTTCTTTTCGTACGGGCCTTGCGTCATGGCGTCGAGCCCTTGTGGGGTCGAAGGACTGACGTGCCGTCCGAACTCGTCGTCAAGCACCTGAGTTCGAGCGCCCTCGGGTCGAACGAGCTTCGCATGGTCCCTATGGTCGGCCGGTACGTCTTTGACCTGTTTCAGGACGTCAAGCGCGAACACAAACTCGAGAGCTACTCCCTGAACAACGTCTCTAAACACTTCCTCAAGTCGCAAAAGTTTGACATGCCAGTCAAGGAAATCTTCAGACGCTTTTCCGAGGGCGATCCGGACCGACTCGGTGAGGTCGCCGCGTACTGTCTTCAGGATACAGCCTTGCCCCTTCAACTCATGGACAAGTTGTGCCAGATCCAGAACCAGGTCGAGATGGCCAAGGCGTGTTGGGTCCCCTTGTCCTTTTTGAGTGAACGGGGCCAACAGATCAAGGTTTTTTCACAGATGGCCAAAAAGGCTCGTGAACTCGGGTTCCTGATTCCGACGTTTAGAAGGGGAGGAGGTTCCGGGGGAGAGGATGGAGGGTACCAAGGCGCGACCGTGCTTGAAGCCCAGACCGGTGCGTACTACGGACCGATCACAGCCCTGGACTTTGCGTCTCTGTATCCAAGCATCATGTGCGCCGAGAACCTGTGCTACTCGACCCTGGTCATGGACCCCAAGTGGGGAGATGTGCCGGGCGTCGAGTACAAGACGTTCGGCCCGCACAAGTTTGCGCAGTCCTCGCAAGGGAAACCCGTGGTTTCCCTTCTCCCCACCATCCTCACGGACCTCAAGGCCTATCGCAAAAAGGCCAAGAAGTTGATGGCCGCTTCTGAAGGAACACCTATGGAGGCCATCTATAACGGCCAACAACTTGCGTACAAGATCAGCATGAATTCCATCTACGGGTTCACGGGCGCCTCCAAGGGTATGTTGCCCTGCGTGGCCATCGCAAGCACCGTCACCATGCGTGGTCGCCAGATGATTGAGGAGACGAAGAATTACGTCGAGGCGCACTTTCCGGGTGCCAAGGTGCGGTACGGGGACTCTGTGATGCCCGGGACTCCAGTATTGGTACGGGGACCTTATGGTATTCGCGTGAGAACTATCGATTCTCTCTCAGATTCGTGGACGGAGTATCCGGGCTTTCTCAAGGAGGGAACTGATAAGGAACAGAGTGAGCTCGAGGGTCTCGAGGTCTGGACACACCGTCAGTGGCAGCCCATCAAACGCGTCATCCGGCACAAGTGCCACAAGAAGATTTATCGCGTCTTGACTCACACGGGACTCGTAGATGTCACAGAAGATCATTCTCTACTGGACAAGGAGTTGATGTTGCTCAAACCCAAGGATGTTCAGGTTGGTCAAAGGTTGTATCACTCGTTCCCAGAGAGTCTCTGGTTTGACGAAGTGTGTTCAGACGAGGAGGCTTTCATCCTGGGTATGTTTGTTGGTGATGGATCGTGTGGGTCGTACGATTGTCCATCTGGACCCAAGACTTCGTGGGCTATAAATAACAAGGACCTGAAACTCCTCGAAAAATGTAAAAAATATTGTGAAATTATTCATCCAGGTTATACTTTTGTTATTATGGATACTCTCGAGAGTTCAGGTGTCTACAAACTGTCACCGCGCGGAGGGTCGGTTGTTGAACTCGCGCAGCTCTACCGAGAGCAGTGTTACGACGGACAGGCGAAAAAGGTTCCTATCAAGGCGTTCGGTCGGAACGCTCAAGCCTTCCTCGATGGGCTTTGGGCATCTGATGGGTGTCGAAAGGATGAGGAGACTATCGGATGTCACCGTATTGATACGAAGAACCAAGTAACAGCTCAGTGGTATTACCTATTTTTGCGACATATGGGTTTCTCTGTATCACTAAACACCCGAGCCGACAAAACCGCCGTCTTTCGGCTAACCTGGACAAAGGGTCCACAAAGGAGGGACCCGGAGGCCATCAAAAAGATCGAGGTCCTTCACGAGTCTTGGGACGGGTATGTGTACGACCTCGAGACGGAGGCTGGTACCTTTCAGGCGGGTGTCGGACGAATGATTGTCAAGAATACCGACTCCGTTATGGTCGAGTTCGACGTTCAGGGCCGCAAAGGCCAAGACGCGATCGACTACTCGTGGGCACAGGGCGAGCTCGCAGCGGAGGCTTGTACGAAGCTCTTCAGGGCGCCCAACAGTCTCGAGCTCGAGAAGGTCTATTGTCCGTACTTTTTGTACTCCAAAAAGAGGTACGCGGCGAAGATGTGGGAAGGCAAGACGGGTTCTAACGGAACGGTGAATGTCCAGTTCAAAAAGATTGACGTCAAGGGTCTCCAGGTGGTCCGCCGCGACTCGTGTCCGTACGTGCGTGAGACGCTCAAAGAGCTCTTGGGCCAAATGCTCGAAAGCTCCGACCCGAGACCCGTGATTCACAGAGCGCGCCAAGCGGCCGAAGACCTCGTCACCGGTCGCGTGCCCGTTGAGAAGCTCTTGATGAGCAAGCAACTCGGCACGGGCTACAAATCGGATGCGTTGCCCCATGTTGCCGTGCGAGACAAGATGCGTGCGCGCGCCCCCGGGTCCGAACCTCAGCAAGGCGACAGGGTCCCTTTTCTCGTGATTCAGGGACCGGGAAAGCTCTTCGAAAAGGTCGAAGACCCTGTATGGGTCCGGGACAACAACGTCCCGCTCGACTATCAGTACTATTTCACAAACCAGTTCAAAAAGCCGGTTCTGGATCTCCTGGAGCCTCTCGTCGGATCAGGGTCCGAACAGGTCATCTTCGGCGCGGCGACGGCAGGGTCCAAAAAGGGGACGTACGACCCGAAGATGCGCACGCTCGATGCATATTTTAAGAAACAGGACGCGTCTTGAGCAATGGACAAACAGATCATGGAAGTCATAGAAAACGAGGTGAACCGTCGAGTCTCGGAACGACTCAGTAACGTCGTCCAACATATTTCCAAGACGTACAGACTTTCGTACGAGCGCATCATGAAGGAAGTGGCGGGTCTCGAAGGCACGCGGACGGATCAGTGTCTAGGTCTGGTCGGCAAAGGCACGAGGTGTACACGTCACGCACGTATAGACGGGTACTGCAAAACGCACCAGGACCAAAAACCTCTGGTACTCATGCGTGCCGAGTCGCCTGAGCCTCAGACTGTGACGCGCCACCACACGCACAGTCTCCCGCCCCTCTTTCTGGCTGGTTGTCCTGCATGTGAAAACTTTTCAAGTCGTCCTCGCTTAAACATTTAGAAGGCCCTGCAAGTAATGTCTACTCGTTCGGACGTACTCCTCGAGTCTCTGACGAAGTTTTACGCCGAGTCGGAAAACTCGAGAAAACTTCACGATATCTTGACGACCAAGACCCATGGTGTTTCACTCCGGAACCTCGAGTGGTTTGTGACGAATTACGCCAAGAATAAACACGTGACATACACGGGACCGACCGGAAGGCCCTTCACGGTCCACGTCGCGTACAAGTCTAGTCTGGACGGGTACTCGAAAAAACTTTTTGATCCTTTTTGTCGGACCGAGCGCATACAGTTTCAGGGACTCACGACGACCGTTGCCCAACTCAACTTTATTAAGTTTGCCATCGTGAATGGGATTATAGATTACATGCTCAAAGATAAGATACGGCCGCAAAGCCCCCCTTGAACTCGAGGATCGAGAACCCGTAGTAAAACAGGTACAGAGAGTAATTCGCGATGGAGGTTCTGTAGGCTGGCAAGAAGGTGATGGTCAAGTTGGACGTCTGGGAATTTAATTTTGAAAAATTCAAGTACCCGCCCTGATTGTATTCAGTAATATTCAATCCGAACGAGTACATGTAAATGTTCTTTTGGGGCACGGACAGACCGTGCTGCATGGGCTGCAAGAATGAGGTATACGGACCGTTCGCAAAAGTGTCAAGGATGTCCACGTTGTTCACGGTCACCTTGACCGTCTGTATGGCATCGATGTACTGGGCCGAGCCCGAAGGGAACGAGAGAGGCACGGCCGTGCTGATGTACTGGGTCGCGTACCCGTAGAGGTACCTCACGTCGTAGTAATTGGGCACGGGAGATTCATAGGCTTTATTACGAATGAACCATGCGAGGATCTGGACAGGAAAGTTCGCCGTCAGGTTCATGACGACCGTTCCTTGTTGATACTGTGTCGTCGACTCCTTCTTGACGATGGGTACTATGTATCTCAAGGGTGTGTTTCTGTAGTAAATGCGCTCCGGGGGCGTCAAGAGGACGGACTCGACGACGAGTAAAGGATTAATAATGTCCATGGGTCCCGTGTAATTTGTGAACCAGTACTGGGGCCTAAAAGTAAAACGAATGTATATACGCTGGCCGGCCCACAAGGCACACACGGGGAAGAAGGGTCTTCGGAGCCGTTCGCGTCCTTTATTTGCGTGACTGTGGCGCCGACAGAAGAAGAACTCGAGCGGAATCAAAAGGTTCAGGGGCGCACTCGGACTCAGGTTCTGATTGCCCTGTCCTCCGTTCACCTGGTTGAACATACCTATTTGCTCGTCGTAATCCAGGAACGTCTGATCTTTGATGGTCAGCCAATCATCATAGATGGTCTCGACGACCGTCTCGTTGATGATGAAATCTACTTGTTGAATAAGGGCCCGGCCAATCTGATTCGTATAATTGTTTCCCGAGGGCAAGGCTGGTAAGGCCACTTGGAGGTGCATGTTCGAAAAGAGGTCGCCCTGTTCCGTGGGTCGGAGTTCCACAGTTGCTATACCCGAAACGAATGGTTGAATAAAAGTATTTGAAAAATTTTTGACAACGGGAAAGTACTGTTGGTACAAGACGGCATTCGTGTACTGGGGAAACTCGGCCGACCACTGACTTTCGTGAAAACTCGAGACGTTCGCTATGTACTCCTCTTGAGGACCCACGGCATCGAGAGAGAGCACACCGCCCGCGTTGAACCCAAGGTTTCTCTTTTCCGTAAGGTTTTTATCCAGGGGAAACGGTGGGTCGGGCGTGACGTCTCCGAGCGGGCGCACATCCACGGGGAACCTCTTGAAGTTCGAATCCTCTATGGGGGCCCGTACGAAAGGAGGCGGGGCTGATACGGGCTGGGGCACGAAAGCGGTACTCAGGGTCGGATCCACGAGCGCGCCTTGCTTGTACACGGGGAAGCCGAGGGGCCATGCATCCGTCGATGGAAGGGCCACGGGCAACACGTTCCCGTCTTGGAGCGCGCCAAGCATATTGACGTCGTTCAAGAAGCCGTCGAGCAGAGGGCTCCGTGAGACTGACATGCGTTGGCCTATGGCGTTCGCCAGTTCGGGCAGTTGTGACAGGGCCGACTTGAGCCGAGACGGGTCCGCAAGGATATCCCCCGTGGCCAATTGAGTTTTTTGTGAAAAAAAATTCAAAAGATTCGGGGTCGCCACGAGTAAAGCACGGAACTTGGCCGGGTCGGCCATGGGCTTCTGGGCCAGACCTATGACTTCCCCACGGAGGACCTCTTCGAACCTACTGCCCAATTTTGTAATGACTGCTTGAAATTTGGAAAATGCGTTCGGATCCGAGGGTGTCTGCACGGGAATAGGGAGTGGAAAGGCGGTCACGATTCCTTTGTAATTGATGGCCCCGAGACTTCCCGTCTGGAACGAGACGGAAGCGACGTTCAGGACCATTTGGGCCGGGATGCCCGGGAGACCCTTGATGAGCCAGCCGAGCGTGAGGTCTCTTGGCAGGGACACGTTCGAATAAAATACAACTGCGCCCGTCTGGGTAAAGTAAACACCCGAGAGGGTCGGGGGCGGGGGCGGAACGATGATCGGCGCTGGACTGACCGTCGCCATCCTGGCCGTCTGGACGCCCTGTATCGTCTGCGCCACGTTCACTTGAAAATCTATCGTCCCGTTGAAAGCCCCCTGGCCTGGATATGATCCTTGGTAAGGTGTCACTCGAGTCACGCGCGTCTGGCCCACGAGACCGGGGACGTCGTTTATGACCCAGCCGGGCTGAATGCCGTATGGCATGGCCGATTGGACGAAGAATGTGAGTGTATTTGAGGCTGTTTTGGACACGGCATAAAACCCATTTATGTTTTGAGTGACTATGGATGCGACCCCGCCCTGGGGCGTTTGTGCAACGGTCGACGTCATCTGGTACTGAACAATCTTAAAAATTTTGTTCCTTTGTAACAGGACGATGGAGGACGACGTGTTCGCCGCTCTCATCATACTTGGCCTGCTGTGCACCTTGGAGATGTACAAGATGTCAGAACGATTCGAGCGAAAATGGCAGGCTCCCTCGTTCAATTCACAGGTGGCTGATATCCAGGCCCTGAACGTTCGGGAAAGTACCATTCAGGTCCCGACTCAGGCGGCGGCACCGACGGGACCGACGTTCACAGGGACCCGTGGAGCTACACAGTCCGCCTTGGCGCTCCTCGACTACACACCCCCACCCGCCACCACACCCGTCGTGGACGAGTCGCCTCCGGACGCCCCACCCGTGGCCCAAGTCCCTGCACCGCCCCCGTCCCTGGCGGCGGTACTCACAGCGAGCCCGAAAAAGGGATTCGTGGCGGGTGTCGGGGACCCGACGTGTACGGCCAAGATCTCGGCCCTGAACTGCGGGTGGTTCTACACGTGGGGACCCACGGCGCCCTCTCCGGCCCCGAACCTTCCTTTCTTTCCCATGTTTTGGAACGTGGCCAAGACCAAGAATCCCCAGGGTGTCCTCGCGTCCCTGACTTTGAACGGACCTCCGGGACCGAACGACATTTTGCTCGGATACAACGAGCCGGACGGAACGAATGAACAGGCCCAAGGAAACATGCAGGTCTCGGACGCCGTCGCCTTTTGGAAAAACCTGGCCGCGACCGGTCGAACGCTCGTCGCCCCCGTGATGTACGGAAGTATGATAAAGGGACCGTCCAAAAACAATTCGGAACAACCGTCGGGTGTGTCCGGCCCCGTGACCATAAACTTGGCCAATAAGGGCCAGCCTGCAAACACAGTCACGCTCGACCCGACCATTTGGATCGATAATTTTTTCATTCAATTGAGTCAGACCTCGAGCCCCGTCTTCCCGTCCATCATGGCTATTCACTGGTACGGACCGCCCAAAGCGGAGAGTTTTCTGAATTACGTAGATTCTGTATGGTCCAAGTATCACATGCCCATATGGGTCACAGAGTACTCGTGTGCCGACTGGTCCGCCACGTGTTGTCCGACCGTTCACGTTCCGGGGTTCGACTGGTCGTATCCCAC